GTCGTGAAGCCGCGGTCTCGGCGCTGCGGCGAGCTGAGGTGGTGGCCTCGGACGAGACGGGCGTGCGCATCGAGGGCAGCAACGCGTACCACTGGGTGTTCCGCTCGGACGAAGCGGTCGTTCATCACGCCGCTCCGACGCGCGCCGCCGCGGTGGTGCACGCGATGATGGACGGGCACCGGCCCGCGGTGTGGCTGTCGGACCGCTACACCGCCCAGCAGGGGCACGGCGAGCGGCACCAGACCTGCCTGGCGCATCTGGCGCGCAACGTCGCCTATGCGGTCGAGGTCAGCGAGGATCCGGTGCCGCTGCGCCTGCAGCTGTGGCTCGGGTCCGTGTTCAGCCTGGCAGAGCGCGTTACCAACTTGGCCGCCTCGACCCTCTCGGCCAAGCGCCGGACGCTGGACCGGCAGCTGTCCGACATCCTGTCCGCCCCGAGCCGGTGCGACCTGACCCGCGCGCTGCAAGCCAAGATCGGGCGAGCCCGCGATCAGCTCCTGGTCTTCCTCGACCATCCCGGCCGCGTGGCGATCACGAACAACGAGTGTGAGCGTGCTCTGCGCCCGGCGGTGGTGCAGCGGAAGGTGACGAACGGCTACCGGGCGATGTGGGCGGCCGCAGGCGAGGCGGACGTGCGCACCGTCGTCGACACCGCTCGCCTCTCGGGCGCCGACACCTTCGCCACCCTTCTCAAGACCATCCGCGCCTGATCGCTTCCCGCGTTCACCTCGTCGGTAAGGTCAGGCGGCTCGTGCACCGCGCCGAACCCCGTGGGTAATTACCGGCCATACAGCGACTCCAGACAAGCGAATGCCACTTAGGCACTTTTGGAGGAGGATGTCGCTCAGCCCAATCCGGCCGATCGCGCGAGCCAAGCGCTGCCGGGCTGAGATTTAGACGGTACTCGCCAATATAAGATATGATTCAATGCTGATGATCTGCGTTAATCGCGAATCATAAATCAGCGGAATTTTTGATTTTAGCGTGACAGCTGGCTGTACCTAAAACCCACTTAATCTGTAAATACATCCATTTTGGCCGGATACTAAGTAAATATATGTAAATTAGTAAAGCATCTGCGATGAGTGTATGCGCATCACCACCTAACTTCGAGTAATTCACGGTTATAAAACAAGTAATATTAATCTGATTTATACAATAAATTGTCGGATATATCGCTTTAAAATATGCAAAAACTCTATGTTGATTTGGAATTATATTAACAAAGCCAGTATTTTTCGATATTTTATCGATTTTTAATCGCCGCCGAATAAGCAAATTGCTGCAGAAATTTGGCGTCCCCGACGTTTCCAAGTTGTAAGCAATATTTGCTGCTTGTTGCTAGATCGGGAAGTTGGTAGCTTTGTAAGGCTACAGGGCAGATATAGTAACGCAGCGGGAGGTTGCACAATGCAAACAATATATTACACTAGAACTGCTGGCTCCAACGAAGAGCTCTGGTCTTCTGATGCTTATGGAGCAAGGCGCGTCAGAGCCATTAACACTAACAACACCGGTCTTGCAAATCTAACTACAGTGGGTAATAAATTATATTTCTCGGCGTCTAGCAACACAACCGGATACGAACTCTGGACATCAAACGGCACTGAAGCGGGAACGCAACTGGTCAAGGATATATATCAAGGCGCCAACAGCTCTAATCCATATAGTCTTACCAGTCTTAATGGAATGTTGTATTTTGCAGCAACAGATGGGACAACTGGTGTTGAAATATGGAAAAGCGACGGCACTGCATCCGGAACTACTCTAGTTAAAGATATATATTCCGGCGCACTAGGTAGCTCGCCAGGTTCTTTCATCAAATCGGGTAATAATATATATTTTTCCGCTATAGATGGCACGAGCGGTTACGAACTTTGGAAGAGCGACGGCACTTCTTCGGGAACAGTGAGAATTAGAGATATCTATCCCGGAGCGAACGACTCAAGTCCTGCAAATTTGTATTCTGCAAATGGAAATGTATACTTCACAGCTAACAACGGTGCCGATGGCTTTGAGGTTTATAAAACAGATGGTACGGCCTCTGGCACTTTAATGCTTGCTGATATTAATCCAGGTTCTGGTAGTTCTTTTGCGAGCAGTTTTACGAATGTGAATGAAACGGTTTATTTTTCAGCCTACAATCCAACATCAGGATATGAATTGTGGAAAACAAATGGTACAACTTCAGGAACAATGCTAGTAAAAGATATCAATCAAGGAGCTAACGGTTCTTCTCCGTACGGTCTAGTAAATCTAAATGGTTCATTGTTGTTTGTTGCATACAATACAATAAACGGAGGTGAATTATGGAAATCTGACGGCACTTCTTCTGGAACGGCAATTTTGAAAGATATCCGACTTGGAACATCAGGATCTAACATTTCCAATCTAACGGTTATCGGTAATAAAGCATATTTCAATGCAACCGATGGATTCGGCGATCAAGTTTGGGTGTCAGACGGCACAAACTCTGGCACACGCTTGCTATACAATATAAATCCGTCTGCAGCGTTCGCGGGGAATTCTAAATTCTTTCAGGCGAATGGCGAGATTTATTTCACTGGTTTCGATGGATTTTATTATAATCTTTACAGCACAGACGGAACAACTGAAGGTACTAAAATCGTTACAGCCGGCATAAATCCGCTTAACGTGGCTGTCACAAGCGGTACTGGATTAAATGCAACACAGATAACGGACTATAATCAGGATCAAATATCGGATATTACATGGATTAATCAATCTGGTGAGGTTGATATTTGGTATATGGATGGTACAAATATCAGAGGCGGCGGACCAGTCTTCAATGCAGCACCGGGTTTTCAGGTAGTTGGGCATAGCGATGTCAACGGTGACGGGAAGAGCGATATTGTTCTGCGCAACAGCAACACCGGTGAAATCGATCTCTGGCAAATGGATGGAAAGACCATCATCGGTGGTGGCTATGTTTCCAATCCTGGGACCGACTGGAAGGTCGCAACACTCACCGACACCGACGGCAACGGTACGAGCGATCTCATCTTGCGCAATAGTGTCTCGGGCGAGATCGATGTGTGGAGAATTGATGAAAAAGGCAAGATTGCACCGGGCAGTGGTTACGTAGGTATCCCGGGACCTGATTGGGATGTCGTCGGAAACGGTGATTTCAACTACGATGCTCACGGAGACCTAGTGCTTCGCAATCGCAACACTGGAGAGATCAATCTCTGGTTCCTGAATGGGAACAACGTTCTCGGTAGTAGCGGGTATGTCGCAAACCCCGGTATCAGCTGGACGGTGTCAACAACCGGCGACTTGAACGGTGATGGCGCAACGGACTTGGTGCTGCGCAATACGGGCACCGGCGAACTCAATGCTTGGTTGATGAACGCGCGCACCATCGTGAGCGGAAGCGGCTATATTGCCAATCCCGGTACAGCTTGGACAGCGGAACAGTCTGGAGATTTCAATTCCGACGGGAAGGCTGACCTAGTCCTCCACAATACACAAACGAACGAGGTCAACCTCTGGTACATGGATGGAGCAACTCTAACAGGTGGTGGCTTCGTCTCACAACTGGATGGAGTTTGGAAACTCAGCTGAGGCACGTACACCAGGGAGAGCGCGGCCTCGCGCTCTCCAACTGCAGCCATGGTTGTGAAGGGTCTACAAGGCGAAGCTCCTGACAGACGACGCGCTCGACGCGGCGATCGCGGCCTACCTCGCCGATCCGTCGAAGCCGGTCATGCTCAAGATCGACGGCAAGCGCCTCGACGTCGCCGCGGCCGTCCTGGGCAACGCCTACAGCACGGAGGTGCTGGCGCGGGAGGGTGTGACGGCGCCACAGAAGCGGAACGCGGTGAAGACGGCGATCCTGCTGGCGCCGGTCGGATGACAAAACCGACGCCGCCATCAGGCGGTGTCGACCAACCACTTCGTGTTGAGGATGAGAGAGGCTGCGAACAAAGCTCGTCCCGCCTCGTCGCGCAACAACACAGCAACCTGCCGACTTTCGCTCCGAGCTACCTCGTCTCGCGCGATATTTGGCAGAACTCTGATCGCTGCATCACAGGCGGCGTGGGCGTTGGGAAACTCGGTTCCGACGTCGTCAGTGGTCAGGCAGTCGTCCTGAATGTCGAAAAAGAAGCGCGGCATTGCATGTTCCGAAAGCCAGCCGGGAGCGCGCAGGTCTCACAAGCGCCGGCTGGCGGGGTCGATACCGACGATCCCGTTCTGTAGCCAGATAGCCGGTGGCGCGTGCCATCACAGGTTCAGAATTGCGGATTCTTTTCTGCCGCCCTTCGATCCGCCGGCGCCTGTCGAACGATCCTCAGCGGCCGAGGAGTAGCCCGTTGAAGGACAGGGTCGCCGTATAGACCGGCCGCCCATCCTCGTCCGTGACGAGCACGGTGACCGTGTGGTGGTCGCCGTTCTGGGGCAAGTGGTCGAGGGCCATGGCGGGAAGCGTCCGCTTCGCCTGCGCGATGGCGTCGTCGAGGTTGGAAAACTCATGACCCGTCGTGTCGCGGTTCCATTCCTCATCATGGATGTCGAAGTAGAAGCGCGGCATGGAGGCTCCTGAGTTTTGATCGGCTGGGGCGACGACCAGCACATGATATCTCCTGGCCGCATCAACGCGCGCTGCCGTAGCGAAGGACAAAAAGCGCAGCGTTATGGAGGGGTGATGTTGGAGCTGAAGCGCGATGCGAGGTCGTTGGCGGGGATGGCGCGCCTGTGAGCGCGCGCCGCATTGTCTACTCCTACCGCGACGATGGTACGACGCGCTTTTGGTCCATCCCCTATCACGGCGAGGAGCCTGCGAACGCGGTGCATGTCGAGTACGATCCTGGTGCGGCCGTGCCTTGGACGGCCCACTATGCCCTCGGCGGCTGGCCCCGGGCGGCGATCGAGCCGGCCGACATCGAGCGGGTGCTGGCTGGCGTCGAGCTGCGTGACAATCGCGGGTGGCGGATCCGGTGAGGCGCCGCAACCCCCGCCGCTCCTACGACGAGCACGGCCGCGAGATCGCGCCGCCGACCGTGGGCAGCGCCCGTGCCGAGGGCGAGACCACCGTCTCCGCGCGCTGCTACGACTGCGGACACAGCGCGATCGTGTCGACCGACCACTTTCCCGCCGATCTGCCAATCCCCGACATTGAGCTTCGCCTGAGATGCTCCGCCTGCCAGGGGAAGCGCATAGGCGTGATGAAGGACATGCAGGCGTACTACGCACGCCTCACCGCCGAGACCGGGTGGAAGATGGAGATCAAGCCGTGGCTGAAGCTGGACCCGGAGGCTTGAGCTTCGTCGTCGGGCGGGATGTGCCGTGGCTTGATCGGCGCTGAGAGCGAGAAGGATGTCGACTTCGGGAAACCTCACCGAGTGTCAAAGTCATATTATTTGGCGTTCCTCCTTCAATTTACATTTTAATGCGAACAAAATAAAATTTACATGTGCATAATACATTCTATGATGTCTCTGAATTATTTATCCAGCCATCGGGCTCTGGCATTTTGTCGATGATAACAGCTCGTATTGTTCGTTTTTTCAGCAAGTATGCCTTAGCTACGCGATGTGCGCCATCAACAATGTTTCCATTTCCAAGCATAATGATTGGATAATCAAGAATTGCTTCGTTAATGTCGCGGGCGCGCTCTGCAATGAGACGTATCGTAGGTTGTACGTTGTTCGGACCACCAAACCATACGACCTCATCGAGAATTGCAAGCCGGTCTACTTCAACCTCCACCTGAGTAGCCCCGGCCGCAGCCGCCCAAAGACTTGGAGCGCGCCAGAACGGGATACGACCGTCCGCATCCACTTCGCCGTAGAGCGTCCTCGTGTCTGCATTGGCCATGGTATGCGACCTCTGTGTGATCAGATCCATCTATGGGCGATCTTGTTCGCTGACGTTTCCGATGGGGGCAAGTAGCACGCAGCCAACAACCTATGCACACAAAAATCCTCGTTATTGCCAGACGCACAGCATATGTTTGGCGGCGCATGAAGCGCCAAGTGCCGCGCTGGGAGGATAGCAAGCTTCATCGAATAGATGATGACGGAACAGGTCGACGGCGAACTGAATCAGCCCTGCGCGAAGTTCGCCGGTCTGCTACCGAAGTGCTCCCACGTTGTCGGGCAGGATGTGCCGTGGCCGGAGGAGTAGAGGCCTGAGACGAAAAACCCGCCAAGCGGGGGCAGGGCGGGCTGAAGTGTATCTCGGGATCTATGCGCCAAACAGCGCAAAGGGTTTACAGCCGGACCAGTTGCGGGCGTCAATTCAGCCGGAGAGAGTAGGCCGGAAGAAATAGCCCCGCTCGGCGGCTGCCGGCGGGGCTGAGAAGTCCTTGGATGGTCTGCGTGCGCCCGCGGCGCGGCCTGGATTGAAGCCGAGGGAGTCTGGAGCGTCAACTAGGCTGATGATGGTGTTTCGAAATAACGAAGCGCCCCGAGCCGGAGCCCGGGGCGCGGTGACGGCTGATAAAGGGCAGGACGGTCAGCGCCGAGGCGGCGCCCGCATGGTCTCCCGGATCTCCCGCAGCAGGTCGACCGAGAGCTTCACCTGCTCCTCGAGTCGGATTAGGCGCCCAGCCGTGTCGCTGCGGTCGCGCTCCAGCGAGTCGAGACGGGCGTTGACCTGCCCGAACCGATCGTCGCCCCGCTTCGCCAGCAACATGTCCTTCTCGCCGAGCGCATCGAACCGCGCGTCGATCTTCGCTACATAGGACCCGGCCCAGACGAGCTGGCCGGCCAGCCCCATCAGCAGCGCCCCGGCTGCCCAGAATGAGGCCCGCTTCGGCAGGAGGATGGCGCCCTCGGCGGGCTCGGCGGTTCTGGACATGATGGTAGGGCCCTTTCGGCCGAGGGCGCGCCGGATCGACCGGCGCGGGCGGGTTACGAGGCCTTCAGGCCCGGCAGCAGGCCGGCTACGAGGGTGCCGACGGCGCCGACGAGGCTGACGACGGCGTTGGCGGTCTCGGGCGAGCCCAGGAACGCGGCGAGTTCGGACTTGCCGGCAAAGCCTGCGGCGACGGCCGCGACGGTGAGCAGGCCGGTGATGGTGCCCGGGGTGAGGAGCTTCTTCATCGTGGTGTCTCCGGTGGGGGATCAGGCCGCGAGCGCGGCCCGCAGCCGCGCGAGCGCGCGGGAGAGGAGGCCGCCGACGGGTGCCGGGGCGGGCTTGGCGGCGGGCGCGACGGGCGGGACCGAGGTCGCCGGGACGGTGGCGATCGCCGGCGCAGGCCCGGCGGGCACCGCGTTGCCGGCCTGCCGCGCCTTGCTCAGGGCGACCTCGACGGCGTCGGCCGAGACCAGCGCCTTGTTGAGCCCGTCGCCGGCGTAGTAGCTCTGCCCGCGCGTCACGGTGCGCTTCTGCCCTTTCGTCGGGGCGAGCACCGGGAACGAGGCCCATTCCTGCGCGATCTTGAGCCCGAACCCGGCGACCGACAGCGTCCCGGCCATGAACGCCTCGTAGCCGCGCCGCTTCAGCAGGTGATAGCCGAGCCGGTCCTGCAGGTCGGGCCCGAAGATCTCGCGGCCGGTGAGCCCGAGCTCGTCGCGCAGGCCTTCCAGCGTCGCCTTCATGAACTGGTAGCGCCCGCACGCGCTCGAGCCGAACGACCGCGTCCAGGACGGGCCGGCCGCGATCACCTCGGCCAGCGTCATGCTGGTGAGCGGCTTGGCGAGCTTCGCTTGGTTGTTGCCGTAGACGGTGCCGTAGCCCCTCGGCGCCTCCTTCGAGGCGATGAAGTCGAGCAGCAGCGCCGCGCCGGCGGGCACGGTCTTGTCCATGATGAGCCTCGGATTGAGGGTGAGGGGGATCAGGAGACCGGACCGGGCCTCGCCCGGCCGGTCAAAAGGGGGCGCTTCCGCACGCGTCGGCGGCCCCGCCGCACAGGAGCGCGGCGGCGATCAGGGCGTGCATGGCGGGTCAGGCCAGTTCGAACGACATGCCGTCGAGCGCGACGTAGGAGGCGCCGACGGGAAGCTGGCTCACGTAGATCCCACCGTCGCCGGCGCTGACCTCGAGCAGCGCGAACCCCGCGACGCCGCCGACCGGGACGATGACCCTCCGGGTGGACTTCGGCCGCAAGTTCACCGGCAGCCGGTAGATGAGGGTCCGCCCGCTCGGGTCGAGCGTAGCGACGTCGACCAAGCCGCCCAGGAACATCCGGCGTGCGGTGCCGACCTCCTGCACCGAATAGGTCGGATATTGCGTGATGCCGTTCCACCCATTGAGGAACAGCGCCGGCAACTGCTTCTCGGCAATGGAGGCGGTCATGAGCCCGCACTCCTCGGCCAGGATCGCCTTGGCGATCGCGACCGCCAGCAGCATCTTCGCGTACGGGTTGAGGTGGATGTTGTCTTCGATCGTCTGGAAGGCGTTGGCGATGCCCCCCGGGACGACCGCGCCGAGCACCTCGTTGGCGTCGACGATACTGACGCCGCGGCCGGCTGCAACGGCGATGATCGCCCCGCGGTAATCGACCTGGGTACCGGCGTTGCTGGTGGTGAACCCGTTCGGGTTGCCCTCGGTCTTGAGGTAGAACCGGGGCTCGATGACGACGATCGGGATCGCGCCGTAAGCGCGCACGCCGTCGATCCAGGCCCCGACGTACTGCCGGGTGAAGGCGACATCGGACCCGGCCTGCTGGTCGTTCACGCCGCTCACCAGGATGGCGTAGCGCGCCGCCCCGACGCCCTTCGCGACGAAGGCCTGGTACGCGTCGTAAGTATTGGTGCCCGGAACCGCGTTGTTGGTGATCGTGCCGACCCGCAGGCCGTTGGTGCCGTCGAGCGCCTCGCGCAGGGCATGCGAGATGTCGCCGGTCCGGCTGTAGGCCTGGCTGTCGCCGAAGATGACGAGGTCGCAGGCACGCCGCCCGCTCGCCTCCCGGGTGGTGGCGATCGACCAGTTGTCGACCGAAGGCACGACGGCGTCGGCCGGGGCGAGGACGCCGAAGCCGGCATCGACGATCTCGGATCCGTCGCCGGTGTCGATCGGGCCGGTGATGTCCTGCCCGTTGAGCTTGAGCCGGAAGGTCCTGTGGTTCTGGACCTCGATCTGCCAGTCGCAGACCCCGGGCTGGTAGGCGGAGGCGGTCGCGAGGCCGGCCCAGGCGGGGTAGACGCGCGTCGCGACCGGCTGGCCCGTCAGCTTGATCGCGAGCGTCGCCGTCGCCGTGGCGTTGGCGTAGATCACCCAGTAGCCGGTCGTCGTCCGCACGAACGCGCCGCGGAGATAGTTGCCGGCGGTCGCGAAGTGCGCGCGCAGGCACTGCCCGCCGTGGATCGGGACGAACCCGGCGTACCAGATGCCGCCCGTGGCGACGTTCCAGGTCAGCTGATCCGTGTTCGCGGCGACCTGCCCGGCGGCCGGATTGGAGCCCAGCACCGCCGGCGTGTCCGTCCAGGTGTCTCCGGCCGGGTAGGCGACCTGCTGGCGCGAGGGGATGTCGGTGCAGGGGATCTGCCGGTAGGTGCGCCCGGTGGCCGTGGCGAGCGACCCGTCGAGCCAAATGGCCTTTTCGATCGGGTCGCGGTTGTCGCGCGGGCTGATCGCAGTCTCGAACCGGATGCCCGCCGTGTCGGTGAGCGTCAGCAGCGGGACGAGGCAGCGGCCGAACTTCGCGACGTCGATGGCGCCTGTCAGCCGCGCGGCCGGCGTCCCGTTGAGCACGACGGCGCGCCAGTCGATCGCCTGCGACGCGTAATAGATCCGTGTCAGGTAGACCGGGCAGCCGTAGAGCACCGCGTAGCCGCGGACGGCGTCGAGCGCCGCATAGTCGTCGGTCGTCCCGTTGCCGCGCGCCCCGGCCTGCTCGGGCGTGATGACGCTGCTATCGGCGGGCTCCCACCAGGCGCCGTCCGCGCTCTGGAACGCGACCCCATGGTCAGGCTGCGCCGAAGCGCGAGCCCACTCGCTCGCACCGAGCCCGACGCGGGCAACGCCGAGGAGCCGGAGCGCGGTGACGTCCGCCGGCACCTGCGCGGCGATCGCCGCGGCCCGGGTCGGGAAAGACAGGAGCCGCCGGTTGACCGCGTCCGCGATCGGGCCCGACGCCGCCTTCTGCGCGTCGCTGGTGTTGTCGACGTTCGGGAGGCCGATGTCGGCGCGGCCGTTGGCGCCCTTGCGCGCCTTGGTCTGGTCGAGCGTGGAGAGCGCGCCGCCGATGGGATTTGCGGTATCGCTGGCCTTCTGCTCGTCGCTGGTGTTGTCGACGTTCTGCAGCCCGATATCGACACGCCCGTTCGCCCCCTTGCGGGCCTTGGTCAGGTCGAGGTCCGCCAGCTTCCCGCCGATCGGGTTGGCCGGGTCGGTGGCCTTCTGGAGATCGCTCGTGTTGTCGAGCGAGGACAGGATGTCCGAGCGCCAGGTGCGCCCGACGTCGTCGTAGGTGACGTAGACGAGGCGGCCGAGCTTGAGCCGGCCGGCATCGAACGGCCGCCCGTCCGCGTCGCGCCACGGCAGCGGGCCCGTGCCGTCGACGTTGAGGGACGGGAGGTCCGTGTTCGTACGGTCGACCCAGACCGCGAGGCTCAGTCCCGGGCGGAGCGTGGTGATCCCGGACGCGGTCGAGACGACGTAGGCATTGGCGGTGCCGGTGGTGACGAGGGCGCCGCCCTGATCGTCCGCGAGCGCCCGGCTCGCCGCCATGATGGTGCGCAGCGACTCGGGGAACGTGCGCGACGACGCGCCGTCGGCGGACTGGATGGCGGGGTCCGTGGCCGCGTTGCGCGCAGGCGTCGGCGCCCAGGCGGGGATGCCCATGGACAGGTGCTCCGATGTCGGGGAGGTGAGGCGCCGGCCGTCAGGTCTTGATGACGAACTGGACGACGAGGCCGGGCGGGATGCTCGAGTGCGGCTGGCCGCCACCCGCCGCGTCGATCGCGAGCGGGTGTTCGTGCGCCGCGGCGGCCGGTAGGGTGTGGAAGTGATCGTCAGCAGCCACGATGGTGTGGACGTGATTGCTCACGTTGCTGATCGTCGCCGCGTGGCTATGCGCACCACTATTCGGGATTGAGACGGGGTGGATGTGCCCAGGATCGGTCGAGGTGCTGCGTTTTTCCTCGAACGCTTCGTATGAGCCGACGTCTGCGACGAACGCAAAGCTCGCGCCCGGCGCGTTGATGTTGGCATTCCCGCGCGTGAGGCTGAACCCGCGCCCTTCGCCGCCGGCCTGGCCGGTCGTTCCGGTGTGGCCGTGAGCGCCGTCGTTGGCGACCGTGGCGGTGTGGGTGTGGCCGCCCTCGGGCTGGGTCTGGCCGCCATGGTTGTGCGAGCCGGCGAGGCCGGTTGTCCCGCCACCGGTCGCGCCCCCCGACTCCGCCGTGCCGGCGTGGCTGTGGCTCGGCATCTGCGCGGTGGTCAGGGTCACCGTCTCGGCGCCACCCGCATTGCCGAGCCCGCCGCCGAGGCCGCCTACGCTGGTCAGCCGCCCCGCGCCGGCATCGACGCCGAACGGGGCGCGCCCGCGGAGGTCCGGGATCTGGAAGGTGGTCGAGCCGTCGCCGCCGCCGTAGTAGCCGCCGATTGCCAGGAACAGCGCGCTGTAGGCGGTGCGCGACAGGGTGCGGCCGTCGCAGGGCAGCCAGCCGTCGTCGACCACTGGGCCGGCCTGGACCCGGATCGTGCCCGGCGCCGCAATCTCCGGCGAGGTCAGAAAGTAGGCGCCGGCCGACGGGACGTAGGCGGCGCGGTAGAGCACGCCCGGCGTGAGGTCGCCGGGCCCGAGCTGGCGCTGGTGGCGCCGCAGGACCGGCTTGCCGTCGGTGCCGTTGACCGAGAGCGTGGCCGGCCCGGAATTGGTGCTTCCGACGAAGAAGGCGACCTCGAAGGGCTGGGTGAGGTCGCTGATGCTCTGGTCGAGGCCGAGCGCGTAGGCGTTCCCGGTGGCCGAGGCGCCCCGCGTGCCGTTGGTGTCGCGCAGGAGGCAGGCGATCGCCGCCATCATGGCGCGCGCGCTGTCGTTGACGGCGGCGGGCGACATCCCCTCCGGCCAGTAGATCGGCGCGTCGATCGAGGCGTTGCTCGGCGGGTCCGGGGACCAGGCGTTCGGGTTGGGCATGGGCGGCCTGAAGGCGAGCGCCGCCGTTCCGGGAGCCGGGCGGCTCCAGGTCGGGCAGGCGGGATATGAAGGCGGGTCAGGTCCGGCGGCGGCCTGTGGCGGGCAGCAGGGCGAAGAAGCGGCCGGCGTCGAACTGCGGCGGCGGGGCCTGGGGCTGAGGTGCCGGCGCGGGGGCGGGTGCCTCCGCCGGTGCCGTCGGCTGCTCCTGCGCGGCAGGCTTCGGCATCAGGGAGCGCAGGATCGCCGCGACGTCGGCGGTGTCGTCGGTGGCGGGTGCCGACTGGGGCGCGGGCGCGTCGCCCTTCGGCGCCTGAAACCCGAAGGGCGTGGCTGGAGCCTCGTTGGTGCCGGCCGGCATGGTCGGGGTGAAGTCGCCGCCGAGGAAGGCGGCCGCCTTCGCCCGGTGGGCGCCCATCTGGGTGTTGACCTTGTCGGCCACCGTGCCAGGCGCACCGCCGTTGCCGGCGTCCGAGGCGTTGTAGCGCCCGGGCCGGCCGGCGTTGATGGTCGAGTAGAGGTCGAGGATCCCCATGCCGGGCTGGAAGCCGCGCGCCTGGAGGTAGCGCTCGGCGGCCCCGAGCTGCTCCTCGAAGCTCTGGCCCTGGCTCGCCCCGTAATCGCGCTGCTCGGCCGGGCCGAACTGGATCAAGCCGATGTGCCGGTTGCCGGCTCCGCCCCGGATGCTCGGGGAGAAGGTGCCGCCGGTCTCGTAGGAGATGACCGTCGCCAGGTCGAGCGGGTTCGCGCCGATGCGCTGCGCCGAGGCGATCAGCGCGTCGCGGAGGGGGCTGGCCATGTCGGATCCTGAAACGACGAAGGCCGCCCCGAGGGACGGCCTTGCAGGTCCCGGCGCGCACGCCTGGGGACAGTGCTGGTTTCCGACGGAACGCCCGTCGGGTCAAGGGTCGAGGGTTGCAACCACCGCAACGAACAGTGAAGCTGCGCCCTATGCCGAGATGGTTGAAGCAACTGCTCTGGATGTGTGCCCAGGCCTACGCGGTCTGGTGGATGACAGACGGCATGATCCGGGATCTCGGGCCGCAGGGGGCGATCGGCTACCTCATCATGAACGTCATCATCGTGGCGTTCCTCACCGCGCTCCTCACGAACGTTTGGGACTGGGTGAGGGCCAGGACGCGCGGGCTACCGTTTCGGCTCGGCTTTGCGGTCGCCCGACTGATGGGCAGCGTTCGTCACCGCTGATAGCCGACGGGCGAAATAGGCAGCATTCGGGCTTCCGGGTGGGGAGGCGACGAGGGCGCGCAGATCCGGCAGGGCCGCAGGGTCGGTGAGCAACCGCGCGATGTCGCGCACCTGCGCTTCCATTCGGCGCTCCGCCCAGGCGTTGCCGGCGGCCTTCCTGATGCCGAGCGCCGCACCGGCTCCGGCACCGCCGAGGCCACCCGCCGCCGCGCCGGCCGCCGCCTTCGTGACGGTGTCCGTGATCGCCTGCCCGACCTGGTCGCCGCCGTTCTTGAGTGCGGCCTGGATCTGGTGGTTGAACGCCGTGTCGGAGCCCTTCTGCGGCCGGTAGCCGGTCGCTTCCATCGTGTCGAGGAACCGGGACAGCCCGGTCCAGATCGTGTCGCCCTCGGGCAGCGACCGCACGGCAGCCTCAAGGTTCTGCGCCTGCTGCGGATTCCCGCGCAGGGCGGAGGCAAACCCGGCGCCCCCGTACTGCGCCGGCAGGCCCCGGAGGTCCTGGGTCGCCTCGTTGAACACGCTCTCGATGTGCTGGCGCACGAGGTGGCGCGCCGCCTGCGGGTTGTTGCGGGCGAGCGCCGACACGGCGGCCGAGACCTCGCCGGCGCTGTTCGCTGCCGGGTTGGCGGGGAAGAGGATGCGCGCGGCGTCGCGGCCCTCCTTGGTCTGGAGAGCGAGACGCCCGAGCGGCGAAGCCTCGACGCGGGCCATGCCCTCGCGGGCAGCGACAATGTTCGACAGCGCCTCGCGCGCGCCGGGGAACTGCGCCAGCGTGTCCTCGCGCTCCAGCATGCCCTTTCGGAGCCGCCCGGCATCCGGGATGCCGCGCTGATCCGTGACCGAGTCCAGGATCTCCGTCGTGAGGCGCGCCTCCTGCGCCTGGCGCGCCGCTGGCGTGGCGACCTCGACGAGATCCCGGGCGGCCGACGGCTGGGCGAGGGTCCCGGGCACCTGCTCGGCCGGCATCTGCATGCGGCCGCGATCGTCGCGGGCGGTGGCGCGGGCGAGAGGCGTGTTGCCATCGAACGGGTCGATCGCCCGGCTGTTTGCCGCAAAATTGGCGTCGGCGGTCGCGACCTCGGGCAGCCGCTTGAGCTGCGCGTCGAGAGCGGACCGGTAGATCTGAAGATCGCGGACCTTGGTGCCGTCGCCGTTCCGCTGGGCGTCAGCGATGGCGTAATCGGCCCGCTCTCGGGCGTGCAGCAGCCCCTCGACGCTCATGTCGGGGAGCGACTGGCCGGTCGCCGGGTCGAGGTCGGGCCCCTTCAGGTCCTCGCGCAGGGAGCGCAACGAGGAGCGCACGTCCCCCTTCGCCGTGCGGAGCTGCTGCTCGACCGCCGCCGCTGCTGGCCCGGGGTCTACCTGCCCGAACAGCGGCGCCGGCACCTCCTCGCGGATCGTGGTCGGCTCCATCTTCGCGGTCGGCCGCGCTGTCGGCTCCCGGGCCGCAATCACGGCACGCTCCACCGCTGTCAGTGGATCGGCGTCGCCCCGCATCACCGCGGCCGCGGCCCGGTCGAGGACGCCCTTGTCATAGGAGCGCGGATCGATCCCGGCCTCGGTCAGGGCGGCGCGGATGTCGGCCGTCGCCCGGCTCGCCGCGGCCTGGTGATCGTCGCGAAGGCGCGAGAAGCCGCTGCGCTCGTCGTTGCCGGCCCAGTCGTAGGGGTAGACCCGCTGCCCGCGCTGCTCCTGCTGCAGGAGGTTGAGGATCTCGTCGTGGACGTTGCGCGCCATCCCGCCGTCGGCGTCGGGCGGCAGGTAGCCCCGCTCGATCAGGTTCTCGCGCCAGAACCCGTCGATCGACCTGCCGTCCTGGCGCACCAGCGAACCGACGCCGGGCTGACGCCAGCGGTCGAGGCCTGCCGCCTGGACGTCGCCGCGCTCAAGCCCGATGCCGCCGTTCTCGGCGATGTAGCGCGAGAGGGAGCGGGCGTCGGGGTCGCGGGGCGGCACCGGCTGGCGCTGGGGGGCGAGCGAGCCGATCGTGGCCGGGCCGCCGTCGGCGGGAGCCGCGAACCGCGGCGGCGGGGCGGCGCCCGGGTCGAGGGTGACGAGCGCGGGCTCGCCGGGGCGCTCGACGGTGACGGTGCGATCGACGCCGAACCGCTCGGGTGCCGCCCGGGCCGCCGCGTAATCGACGGCCGCCTGGCGGTCGCGCTGCTGCGTCGCCCGGTCGAGGACGCCGCGAAGCTCCGACTGGATCGTCTCGCCAGCCTGGAGCGGCGTGACCCGCGGGCCGGCCGCCTCGCGCGCCGCGGTGAGCGCCTGGCCCTCCGCGGTCTGCATCAGACCCGCATGCGCAGCGTCCTGCACGTCGAGGCCGAGAGCCGAAGGCGCGTCGGTCGGGGGCGTGATGGCGTCGAAGGCCCGGCGTCCGGCCTGGTCCACCTGTTCGGGCCGGGCCGCGTAGAGTTCGGAGAGCGCCTGGCCGCCGGGGCTGTTCGCGGCGACGCGCTCGAGCTGCGACACACGCACCGCTCGGCCGCCGGTCTCCCGGTTCAGCGCCTCGCCGAAGGTCAGGCGCGTGCCGTCGCTTTCGGCGCCGGCGCGCATCCGGGCCCCGGCCGCGTCGACCTGCTCCGGCGTGAACCCATCCAGGGCCTCGCGCATCAGCGCGTTGCCGGCTGGCCGCGCCGCCCTGAGCCCCGCCGCAGCACCCCCGGTGAGCAGGCCAGCAGCCACGCGCGCCGGGCCTTCGATCGCGGTCCCCTCAAGCGCCTGACCCGCCCCTTCGCTCGCGAGACCCGGCAGGACACCGAAGGCCAGCAGGTTGCGACCCGCGCCCGGCACGAACTCGGCAGCCGTGCGCGCGAACTTCCCGGCGGTGGTCTGGGGCTCGTAGAGCTTGCCCGTCGCACCCTCGAAGGCGGCGAGCGCCGCGGCGCCGGCCTGAGGCAGGTCCTGCACCTTTACCAGGCTCGGCATGCCCTCGTGCGCGCGGGTGATGTCGATGCCGCGGTCGCTGGCCGCCTTCTCGCCGAACGGGGCGAGGATCGCCCGTGCCGCCTGCTTCGCGAGCCAGCCCGTCCCGGCATTGGCAAGGCCCGCCATGGTCTGCGGCAGGTCGGGCAGCCCGGCCGCACCGCGGATCAGGCCGGCGCCGGCGCTGTTCGCCACGTCGGCGAGCATCGACGGCTCAGGGCCGAAGGGATCGTGCTCCACAGGCACCAGGCGCGGGCCAGTCGCGGGGGCGGCCGGCGCGTCGGCGAAGGGGTCGTTGTCGACGGGGACGAGGCGCATCACTGCTCCACGCGCAGGTACTTGCCGGGACGATTGGGATCGGGCGCATACCACAGGCCGTCACGCGCCTGGCGCGCGCCCTGGGGCAGGCCCCGTGGCGGCTCCTGCGGGGGGGCCACGGTGGCGCCGGCCGCGGCCTGCGGGAACAGCGGGTTGTTGCCCGCGAAGTCCTCGAGCGCCTGGTCGAAGCCGGAGTCGAGGCGCCCTCCGTTCTTGGCGGCGTAGTCCCGGGCGAGCTTCGAGACGGCCTGCTGGCGCTGGGCCAGCGAGCGCGCGATCCCGATCAGGTCGCGGTTGCCCTGCTCGGACTGCGCGAGCGTCGGCGCCGTGCGGGCGATGTAGTCGCGGTCCGTGTTAGAGATCCCGGGGCCGAGCGAGCCGCCGAGCCCGTCGAGCACCACCTTGTTCGAGAGGGCGTCGAAGACCTCGGCGGCGGATGCGGCGCGCGCGTCCTTCACGCCGAGAGCGGACAGGAACTGGTTGGCCCGCTTCACGCCCTCGCCCCCGACGCCCGAGTAGAAGCCGGGCGTCTTCATCGCCTGCTCCATCAGCGCCAGGGTGTTGAGCGTCGAGGCGGCGTTGCGGCCCTTGGTGGCGAGGTCGAGCTGATAGTCGCCGTAGCCCTTGCCCACCGTGGCATCCTGCGCCTTCTCGGCGCCCATGTTGATCGTCGTCCCGGTCGGGTTCACGGGACTGATCTTGTTCTTCGAGTCGACCTGGTAGGAGCCGGCTGGCAGGCCCATGCTGACGCGCCTCTCCTCGGGGAGCAGCGTGTAGGTCTCGTCCGGCTTGCCGGCGGCCGTGCCTTCCGCCTGCGCCTGGGCACGAGAGCGGATCGTCGCTGGGTCCTTGTCGCCGCCCCGAACCGGGGTCAGAGAACCATCGGGACCGCGAGTATAGCCCTCGGGTGCCACGAACTGACCGGTCAGGATCTTGTTGAACACCTCGGGCGTCGACCCGACTGACATAGCAAAGTCGTCGCTGATTGGCGTCCCGAGTCGGGCGAAGTGGTTCTTGGCATACTGCGCGTTGGCCGTGAGGTTGCGCTGCCCCTGCTGGAACTTCTGCATCTCGACGGCCTGCTTCGCCCGGGCGAGGCCCTGCGCGGCCGAGGCGTTCTGCATCGCGACGCCGTTCTGGACGCCGGCGGCGAGCCCGCGCCCGAACCCAGGCGTGGAGAGCAGACCGGTGCCGATGCCGATCAGCATGTCCGAGTTGTTGCCGAGGAAATTCGAGATGCGGTCCCAGGTCGAAGGATCGGCCGGGGCAGCCGCGGCCTGAGCCGGCGGCCGGATGTCGAGCGGCTGACCCGGATCCGCGCTGCTGCCGAACTCCGGCGGCCGCGGGGGCGGAAGGGGTGCGCTCGTCATCGCGCGCGAGGGCGCCTGCGCCCGCGCAGGTGCCGCCGCCGCGCGTGCAGGTGCCGCCAGTGCGCTCGCGCCCGTCGGCGCCGGCTCCGCGGCTGGCAGCGGCAGGCTGGCACCGGCCGAGCCGGGACCGAAGCCCCGGGGCGCGCCGAAGCTGAACGGCGCGGCTCGCGGCTGCTCCTGCTGCGGCTGCATCGCCTGCGCGCGGGCCGGCACCGGGTCGGACGTGGCAGCGTTCGGCATAGTTCCGGGGATGGGCCGGCCGTACTCGTCGACCATCGGCATCAGGCTGAAGGGTCGCGCGCTGGCGGCCATGGGTGGAACTCCGGAAGATGATGGAGCGGCCTGGGAATCGCCCGGCGCGAGGGCGGCAGCACCCGCCAGGCCGGCCGCCGCCGGTGCGCCGGCATAGAGCAGCTGGTCGGGCGCGTAATGGCTGCGCACCCGGCCCGGGGTCAGGGCGATGACCTGGTCGTCGCCCCCGTGTTCCATCAGACCGCGCAGGATCGCGGTGTCCAAGCCCTGCTCCTTGGCGCGCTGGATGGCGGCGCCGATGTGCCCGTAGCCGAACGAGGCGCCGGTGGGTGGGCTGGGCTCGGCGCCCATGGCCCGAACCTGCTCGGCAATCTGGTGATCCTGCGTGCGGCTGGCCTGGAAGTCGCGGAGGTAGCGATCGAAGAGGGGGCCGGCGCGCGGGCTGGCTTCCTGGGTATAGATCGCGCGGGCCGCCGCGTTGAATGCCGGATCCGTCTCGGCGAGATGACCGATGTCGAACACCGCCGTCTTGCCGGGCTCCACGGTGGTGCGGAAGATCCTGGGGCCGGCCTCGACGCCGGCAACCATGTCTCCGACACCAGGCGATCCGGCATAGGTGGCGGCGGCTGTTGGCTCCGGCGCGAAGAAGACGGCGCCAGCCTCGCTGTCTTGCTTGAGGCTGGGATCGAACCGCTGGAAATCCGGTCCTTGCTTCGACCCGTGGTACAGGTCCCACGCCTTGACGTCCGGGTCGACCCGCACCGGAGGGCGCGGGCCGGCGGAGAAGGCCGGCTTGGTCGGCGCCGCAGCAGACGCCGTGGACGGACTGTCGAAGAGGTCGCCGAGGGCGGCCTCAAGCGCGGCCAACGGGTCTGCATCCTTCGCGGCAGGCCCACCGAACGAGCGGATCGCTCCGGTGGGGACTTTCATCGGCAGGGAGCCGGTCATCGCCAGCCCAGCGATGCCATGGGCAGCGCCTATCGCCTCGTCGCTGACGTGGCCCGTCAGCAGGTCGAAGGTGTCGAGCTCGCCGCGATAGGCCCGGGCGGGGGCCCCCGCAGCGTCGAGAACGCTCTGCGCGGCGTTGCCCGACGCCACGCCAATGGCGCGCGAGAGGTTCCTGCCCGCGGCTGTCGGCTGCACCGAGCCGTCCCGCCGGGGGTCGACCGGTGGTTGCCCCGGCGCAAGCCCGGCCGGGGTCGCCTCGTCGTCCGGGACGGCGGTGACGACCGGCCAGAGGCGGCCGAAGCCGAAGGGGCTGGCGGCCATCTCAGGCCCTCCGCGCGCGCCGGGTGGCCCGGTCGTAATCGACCATCAGGAGGCCGCGCGGCCCCTCGACGACCGCCTCCGGCGCGTGCTCCGCCACCTCCTGCGCCATGAGGCCGATCTGCACGCGGGGATCGCCCTTGTAGCGGTAGGCGTAGAGCTGCTGGCCGTCGTAGGTCTCGCCGACCGGCGCGATGTCCTCCTTGGCGCGCTCGTCCGACATCGTCGCGAAGATGCTCGGCAGCGCCGCGAACCCGCTCGCCCCACCGCTGGTGCGCCCGATCAGGCCGGCCGCCGTCGTCAGACCGCCGAGCACGCTCTGGAACACGCCCGGGTTCGGGGTCTCGGTCCGCGACACCGAGTTGCCGACCACGCTGCCGCCCAGGCCGGCGATCGGCAGGACCGTGTTCGCGTACATCGCGAGGCCGCGCTGATGGGCGCCCTGCGTCTCGTCGAACTTGGCCATATCGGCGTTGAGCTGGTCCTGCCGCGCCGCGTCCTGCACCGCGCCGGTCTGCGCCAGGGTGCGGCCCGGGGCCAGGAGGGCGTCCTGGACGCCCGGGACCGCCGAGACGCCGGCGAGCGCCGCCGCCCGGTCGCCCGAGGCGAGACCGGCGAGGCCGGAGGCGCGGGTCGAGGCGATGCCGGCGTTCGTAGCCTGCTGGCCGGCGAGCTGCCCGGCGGCCGAGAGCGCGGCGGCGTCGCCCGCCATGCCGAGCTGCGCGCCCTGGAGGGCGAGGCCGGCGTTCTGCGCCTGCGTCGCACCGATGTTGCCGATGAGGCCCTGCGCCAGGGCGATGCGGGCGTTGCCGGCGCTGTCGATCGCGCTCGCCGCCTGCGCCTGGCGCGCCCGCTCGGCGTCGTAGTTCTGGTAGCGGAGGGTGTTCTCGTTCGCCGAGACCGCATCCGCCACCGCGTTCTGCATCATGCCCGAGCCGTACCGGCCCGAGGCCGCCATCTGCGCGGCGACTTTCGAGGCGGCCGCGTTGCTCGAGCGCTGCGTGATCGCGTCGAGGTAGGGGTTGCCCGCGAGGAGCTTGCCGTCGGCGACGTCCTGGAGGGACTTCTGGGTCTGGCTCGGGCCCGACACGCCGCTGACGAGGCCGCGATAGTCGCCCTCGGTCGTGACCGTGTTGCCGCCGGCGAGCCGGGTGCCGACCTGGGCGGCGACGCTGTCCGGCGCGGCCATCCGGGAGGCGAGCGCCGCGGTGGGGCTCGTGTCCACGCCGGAGATCCCGGAATACGCGTCGGCCGCCGCCTTCGTGCCGGCGGTCTGCCCGCCCGAGGCCATCAGCCCCGAGACGAGGCCGTTGGCACCCTGCGCGGCGCCCTGGCCGGCCGCGGCGGTGGTCTTGAGGAAGTCGAGCCCGGCCTGCGTCGTGTCCCCGAGCCCGGCGACGCGCTGGCCCTCATAGACCTGCCCGCCGTCGCCGTTCATGTAGTAGGCCTGCGCGTCCGTGAGGATCTGCGCGAGCTGCGGGATCGCCGGGGCCCAGGGGTCGCGGTTCTGCGTCGAGGACTCGGTCTTGGTCTGGACCGTCTTGCCGCCCATCAGGCCGCTCCGAGCATCTTGGTGTAGAGGGTGCCCGCCGGAGTCGGCGTGGCGGCATAGTCGGGCAGGAGCCGCCCCCAGCCGCGCCGGCCGATCCACTCGACGGTAGCGCAGCCGAGCCGGCGGGCGCCGTCCTCGATCTGCGCGAGCGTGTGGCGCCAGGCCCGGGCGTGGCGGCCGCCGACGGCGAGGATGGCGGCGAAGCGCCGGCCGTCATGGTGCTCGGCGACCTGGACGACGCCGGCAGCGACGAGCTCGGCGTCGCGGCCGATCAGCACCAGGGTGGCCGAGCCGGCGGCACAGAGGTCGCGCAGCTCACCCACCGCGACATCGCAGCCGGGCCGGGCGCAGGCCTGCGCGAGCCACGGCTCGACGATCGGCCAGACCCGCGGGAGGTCGGCCGCTGCGACGGCGGAGAGATGCATCAGGGGCGCCGGAGCTCGTACCGGAGGGTCGCGCCGGCGGCGGCCGGCAGGTGGCCGAGGACGAAGCGCCGGGTTCCGGTCGCCTTCGTCCAGGGCTGCGCCGCGACGGCGGCGGCCGAGGTCGGGCTCATCACCACCATGGAGTCGGCACCGCAGAGCGGGTCCGCCACCTCGGTCTCTGTCGCCCCGGCGGTCAGCGTCACGACGCGGGCGCCGACGGCGTTCGAGCCGCCCTGCGCCAGGGCCGACAGGCAATCGACGAGGCGCCCGGTATCCCGCTCGCTGCGCGGAGGGACGATCATCGCATCCCCTCCGCCGTCGCATCGACCTCGACGGCCGTGGCGTAGGACCAGGACGTGCCGGCCGGGATGCGGACCCGGACCCGGTGGTACCGGGCCGAGGACCGGCACGGGGCCCGCCGCTCCACCGTCGGCGCCGTCTCGGGCCGCCAGCCGACCGCCACGTTCCGCGCCAGGCTCTCCCGGCCGCCGACCTGCGCCCGCCAGTCCTCGGCGTCGCTGTCGAGGCGGACGGAGCGCGCGAAGGAGCGGTTGGGCCGCGCCAGCATGGCGTCGGCCGTCTCCACCGTCGCCTCGAGGGGCGGGCCGGTGAGGAGCGAGAGGCGGTTGTCCGACGTGATGAAGCCGAGCGCCGGGATGCCGCCCAGGTAGCTGCTGTCGTCGAAGGACAGGACCTGGCTCTCGAGCGTGCCCGGCAGAGCGTCCAGCGAGACCGGCGGCGTCGCCGTCGCGAGGCCGGCGGTGACCGAGAGCGACAGCGCCGACCAGCGGTCGAGCTGCCAGTCGTAGACCAGGCCGGCATCCAGCAGGGCCTTGCGGTCCGGGTCCGCCGCAGCGGTCCGGTAGCCGAAGATCACCCTGGGGCCATAGACGTCGCGCACCGCGATGGTCTGGCCGAGCCGCCGCGGGTCGACGGCGGCCAGGAACGCGCGGTTGACGCGCTCGGCGCCGATCGGCGAGCTGATGCCGCCGGTGAACAGGTAGAAGCCGTCGCGGTCGAGGAAGAACGTCCGGGCGCCGACCTTGCAGATGGCCCAGGGCGCGACCGCGCCGCGGTTGTCCTCGACGAGCGAGGTGTCGAAGACCTGCCGGCTGCCCGGGTTGAAGGTCAGACGGCGGATCGAGCGCTCCTGGAACACGATGCCGAACTCGCCGCCCGAGAAGCCGGTGACGGCACCGCCCTCGGGGAAGATCTGGATGTCGGCGGTGTGCTCCGGGTAGAGCCCGGGCTGCCAGAACTCGGGGTTGCCGAGGTCCGACCACCGGATCGCGTTCGGCTGGCCCGAGAGCCCGGCCAGCACCAGGAACTCGCCGACGATCCCGACCGCCCGGGCCCGGGGCGGCCCGCCGCCGAGATCCCGGAACGGCTGGACGCCGTCGACCTCGAGGACCTGCGGCGGGGCGCCGAGGTGCACCGCGATCAGCTTCGAGCCGTAGAGGGCGAACTGCCACGAGTCGCCGTCGGGCATGGAGTAGCCGCGGAGGGGGTTGCCGATGCTGTCCCAGCCGGTCGTCGAGTTGTTGTAGCGGTAGAGGCCCGTGCGCGTGCCGGCGATGTAGACCCAGGTGCCGAAGGCCGGGCTGACGAAGGCCACCGCGCCGCGGCAGTCCTCCGGCAGCGGCAGGGTGATCGGCACCGGCGACAGCACCGGGCCGTACCCGTCGGCCCGGGGCAGGACGTTGCGCGCCACCCCGGAGACCGCTGCGTCAGCCGACGCGACGTCCGGGGCGTAGGGCGGGAGCGGGATCGCCGGCACGCGTCAGGCTCAGTTCAGCGCCTTGGCGGCCACGACCTCGGCCTCCTCCTCGGCCTTGCGCTCGGCCCGGCGGCCGACCTTGCCCGAGTTGGACTCGTTGATGAACTTCATCAGCCGCTCGTCCGAGCGCTGCAGCCAGGCGTTCGAGTTCTGCTCGTCCTTCTGGAACGAGTAGGCCTCGGCGAGCACGCCGTAGAGGTAGAGCTGCGGCGCCTTCTGGATCAGCCAGTTCGTCTGGTTGTCCGGGGTGAGGCCCGGGATGGTCTTGTAATAGGCGACTTCGACCGAGCCGGCCCGCGACGGGGCGAGGCGCACGGCGCCCGCCAGGACCGTGTAATACTGCGGGTTGCCGTTAGGGCGGTGCCGGTAGGTGAACTCCGGGCTGTTCGGCTCGACGTAGCGCAGGCGCTGCGACGGGCCGTTGCTCGCGGCGTGCCACACCACCGAGATCCACTCGACGTAGTCGACCGGGATGGTACCGGCGAGCGACGTGCCGTCGAGATTGACGGTCGCGATCGCCTCCATGCCCGGGACCTTGAGCGCGGAGTTGAGCCGCTTCTCGGTCAGCTGCACGAAGGTCTGGAAGTAGGGGTCGAGGTCGTTGCGCGCGATGTAGTCGGCGGCGTTCTCGAGGAGGCTGTCGTAATCGGTGATGGCGGGCAGGGCCATGGGAGATCTCCGGGCGGGTCTGAAGGAGGGGCGAGGGCGTCCTCGGGCCGGCGGGCGCGCTCAGAGCGACCAGGCGCGGATGACGCCGGCGGAGGCGGCGCGGTTGGCCCGGCCGCGGAGTTCGTTGAAGGCCTGGCGGACGGCCCCGTCCTGGATCTGCGCCATGGCGGGGTTGCGCAGGCTGTTCTGCGCGAGGTGGCGCTTGGCCCAGGCGGCGATCAGCGTGCCGGCCTCGTCCACCCACGGCGATGTGGCGTCGTCGGTCGCCGGTGCGGCGATCTTCACGTGGCCCGTCAGCCGCATCGTGTAGGCGGCATCCGGCACCGGATCGAGGCGGATGGACCGATCGAAGAACGAGAACCGGCAGGGCTGCGCGAGGGACGCCGCGTCCTGCCGGGTCTCGATGTCGGACTCCGGCACGCGCCGGAGCGGCCAGGGCTGGTCGTTCTGGATCAGCACCAGCGTGTCGACCGCGTAGAGGTCCGCGATCTCCCCGAGATCCCCGCCGGCGTAGACGTCCACGCCCGGCATCGTGACGAAGGTCAGGACCCGCTCGTTGAAGCCGAACCGCTCCGGCTGGTAGTGCCGGATGGCCCGGTCAACGGCGATGCGGACCTGGCGGTTGAGGTCGGCGCGCTCGATGTCGTCCTCGATCTCCTCGATGAGGTCGAGGAGCGTCGGGTTCCCCTTCGGGTCGGGCATCGGGTGGGCTCTCAGGCATCGGGGGCGACGGCGGGGCGGTGGGCGCCGCCGTCAGCAGGGCGGCGCCGGCGTGCAGCAGCCAGAACGCCGGGTGCATCAGCCGTCGTTGTTCGGGGCGTACTCGAACACGATGGTGGCGACGCCCGCGGTCGGGCCGCCGTTGACCGCACCGTAGATCGGCGTGTCGACGGCGAGCCGGCCCTTCACCGACGCGGTGTCGGGCCGCTTGGCGCCCGCGGTGCCGGCGACGGAGTCGGCCGCGGCCACGAGGTCGGTGCCGCCGACGGTGGTGCCGAGGGTCAGCGAGGGCGAGGTGCCGCCGGTGAACGCGGTCTCGACGAGGATCAGCGTGCGGGTGATGAGCGCGCCGGCCGGCAGCGAGGCCGGCATGGTGAAGGCGGCATCGGAGAACGAGACGGTCTTGCGGACGTAGTGCAGCTCCTGCTCGCGGTACTCGCGAGCCGACGGCTGCACCGGGGCGACGTTGGTGGCCATGTCGGGCCCTTCTCAGGATCGGGGTGGAGACGGGCGCGCAGCCGCAGGGACCGCGCGCCGGGTCAGCGAGGGACCAGGGATCAGGCGTCGGCGGGCTTGGCGTAGGTCGGGACGACAACGCAGCCGAAGTCGTCGCCGTTGTAGGTCGTCTTCTTGACGCCCCAGATCGCCCAGGCCGAGACCTCGAGGTTCCGCTTGTGGTCGAGCAGCTCCTCGTTCCAGCGGTAGGTCTCGCTGCCGCCGCCCTTGCCGTAGGCGATCGTGGCCGCCTGCGCGCCGAGCAGCACGGCCCGGCGGGTGTTGGCCACGAAGGAGAGACCGTCGGCCGAGACGCCCTGCGCGACGTCCTGCGCCTCGCGGAGCACGACGTTGTTGTAGACGCCGAGCGCGCCCGAGAAGATCGGCGACTTCGCGGACTGCATGCCCGCCATCGCGGCCTTCTGGATGTCGAGCCACTGGCCCGCCGCGGTGTTGGTGCGCATCGACGTGACCTGCGTGGAATGCAGGTACATGACGTACATCTTCTGCCCGTCGACGATGACGGGCCGGATCATGACCTTGCCGTTCTGGCCGCCGGTCTTGGCGAGTTCGACGGCGCGGTCGATCAGGTCGAGGGTGAAGATGTCGCCTGCGACGAGGGCGGCGTCGTTGGCGCGGCCGTTCGGGCGCAGGATGCGTCCGGTGGACGGGGCGGTGATCGGGTTGTTGCCCGTGAACTTCCGGCCCTTCGCGTTGATCGGCGTCGCGCCGCACACGTGGCTGAAGAAGATCCGGGTCTTGCGGGTCTGGAACCAGTCCGCCAGGCCGGCCCGCGCCTGCTCCCGCAGGTTGAAGGGCACGCGCTGCGCGTCGATGGAGTTCTCGCTCTTGCAGCCGACGACGTGGCCGAGCTCGTCGATCGTCACCTTGTCCGAGTTGGTGCCGAGCTGCTCGCCGTTGCCCTCGGCCACGTCGGACGAGGAGAAGCCGTCGCCGGTGAGCTGCATGCGCAGCCCGAAGGTGATCTGGTCGCCGTTCCCCTTCTTGGTCTCGTTCTTGACCTGGATGATGGATCCATCCGACTCGCCGATGAGCGGATCGATGTCGATGGACTTGTTGGCTTCGACCGCGAGCTTCTTGGACCAGAGCTTCACGGCCAACGGGTCGTTCTGACCGTAGGCGGTATAGGACATGGGGGCTTTCCCGGAGAGGAGTGGAGTCCGTGGGGGTGCTTCGCGTCACGTCGCGGGCGGACGGAGCCCAAGCCCCGGTGACCGTGGGGACGGGTGTGAGCGGGAGCCGATGACGGGGCTCAGGCGAAGGCCGTGACGCGGCCGGGCGGGTCCGTGACGGGGACCGGGCGGAGCGAGCGGACGCGCGCCGAGGACCCGTGAGGGCGCTTCAGCGCGCGATCGCTCGAAACTGGCGGGGTGTGCCTACGGCGGCTCGGGCGAGCCTCACAGCGCTGGCGACGGTAGGGTTCTGCGGGACTTCGCCCGTCGGGTCAAGGCTCCCCGGGCCCCATCAAGGCCCAGGGTCTCGGGTAAAAACCCAATCAGCTTAGCTATGCGGGGAGCTGCTTTCGATCCTCAGCAGCCCTTCGCGCGTTCAAGCTGACTGAGCCTTAGTCCCAGCACCGAGGATCCCGCCCCGCCGCCTACCCGGTAGACGGGTCTTCGATCACGGAGATCGTCGCGTCCAACGTGCGAAGTCGGGCGCAGATGCGATCGGTAAGAGCATGGGAGAGATCCCGCACAATCACCGTCACGGTCGATGGTGTTCCACGACGGACCGCGACATGGCATTGCAGTCCCTCTTCGATCAAAGAGCCTAGCAGCTCAACAACCTGTCCGATGCTCACCTCGCCCTCGCTGCGAGCGGGTTCATCTGGATGCACGATGGCCTCCGGTCTCGGAACCCCGATGACGGTCCCGCGCGGCGACTCGGGACGAGGATCAGCCGCCATCCAGTCGGCGCTGGATCCACGCCTGCGCCTCGTCCAGGTCGGCGAACTTCGGCTGGCTTGGGTCATCAACCCGGCCGAACCCCGCCTCCAGGAACCACATGCCTGCCTCGTCCCCGTGATCGTCAGAGAGGCGCACCAGCACCGCCACCAGGAAGCCATCGGCAAACACCAACTGGCTCTCTGCATCGTTGCTGTCCGTCGCGATCGGTACCGGCTGAAGGTGAAGGCTCATGCTGCGCGGCGTTCCAGATGCAGGTACGTGGGATCAAAGTCACACAGGTGGGCGAGTTCCTGCCAGCCGTTGATCTCCAGCCTGCCGCCTTGCAGCGTGATCCATCCCTTGCCGCGCAATTCCTTCAGCACACGGTTGATGTGGACGTTCGACAGCCCGAGCGCATGGCCGAGATCTGCCTGCGTGAGCGGCAGTCGATAGGCGTGATCTCGCGCGAGCCCCACGGCCTCAAGCTTGGCGTACATCTCGCAGAACAGGTGCGCAATCGCCTGAGTGGCCGTGCGCCGACCCATCCCGACCATCCACTCCCGGAACATCGCCCCGTCCACGAGCGTGTCGCGCCAGAGGATCGCCGCGATGCCAGGGAAGGCGGCTGTCAGTTCGAGCAGCGCCTCGTGCGGGATGAATGCCACCGTGGCCTGAGACTGCGTGCAGACGCTGTGATCCATCACCTTCAGGTGCAGGCTCTGGAGGTCGGGGATGTCGCCCGGGATGTGGAACGAGAAGATCTGGCGCTTGCCCTTGCCGAGGATCTGGTAGCGGCAGGCCCAGCCCTCCAGGAGGAGGCAGCACTGCGACGGGCGGTCCTTCTCGCGCACGATGTCCTGCCCTGCATTCAAGGGCCTGACCGTCACGGGCAGATGCCTGATCGCATTCTTCTCCTCGTCGGACAGCCGCGCGATGTTCTCCAGCTTGCGGATCAGCATGTCTATGGAGTGGTTCGGTACGGGGGCCATCGCGACTCCCCCTTGCGTTTGCAGGTGGAAGCGCACGGCTCTCCCGGCTATCGACACCTGTCTCGGATCCGTCGATGATAGGATGGATCTGGATCACAGGCTAATTTTTTCAAGGAACATGGATTGACCGGCGCACGAATTTTTTTGGCGGGAGCCAAGCGTTTACAGCGGACTTTACTCTGTGGCGGCTCCAAATTTCGGCGGGCGGCATGAATGGCTTCTACCCACCTCAAGCGGGCGCTTCCCTTCCAGGCAATCCGAGAGGAGCAAGATGCTCCTCATGCTGACGCTGAACGTCCTCGAAGAGGATCAGAAGCGCCTCCGCCTGCTCGGTCGGTAAATCCCGCTGTCGCAAGCGAGCGATGAGGGCGCGCTGCTTCGCGATGAGCCGCGCGCCGACTTCGACGTGCCGGTGGACCATCCTGAGTGCGGTCTCGCCTTTGCGCATCGGCACATCGTAGCAGGGGTGACCCGGCTCGGGGGCGTCTGCTTTCCACCCTCAGCAGCCATTCGCACAGCCAAGCTGATCGCGTTTTGCGCATACATGGTCAGTTTGGCACGCGCAGCGTCTTGAAGCCAGTGCCGGCGCTGTCGGTGGCACCGAAGGTGACCTGCTTCTGGCCCGACGACGCGGTGTCGTAGACGTAGATGCCGCCGGCGGCGCCGTAGCCGACCCGGAACGGCGAGTTGCCGGAGAACGTGCCGCCGATCTGGATGCCGCCGGAGGTGCCCGTCAGGATGTTGCTGCTGGCGCTGCCGTCGTCGGCCACGCGCCGGATGTAGAGCGTTCCGTCGTCGTTCAAGAATGCGACGATCTTGTTGTTCGCCGTCGAGCCCCTGTCGGTCAGCCGCAGCGTCGCGGCACTCCCGCCTTGCAAGTCTTCGACGAAGCTGCCGGAGCCGACGACGGTGCGTGCCGTTCCATCGAAGCTGGCAAACTCATGGAAATTGTACGTTCCACTGTCTGCCCAGGGGGTCGTGACCGACAAATACTGGTTGACCCGGACTTGCCACCCGTTCGTGTTGGCCCCGAGCGTCCAGGCGCTGTCGAAACCCGACACCTGATTGCCCATCACCAAGCCGTAGGCCCCGTTCGCGGCGTTCAGTAGCGCCTTGGTCCCGGTGTAGCCGTCGCCCTGGAAATAGGCGCCCTGGATCAGGACGTTGCGGGTGTCGGCGCCCGACAGATCAAAGCCGATATACCCCGTCATCCGTTCCGGACGGTAATTCGCCGCGTAGTGGGTGCCGCCCTTCACGTGCAGCTGCTTGATGTTCGTGCCTTTCACGAAGCTCTTGTACGCGCTGACCTGGCCGCCTGTGAATTCTACCCATGGTTTACCGGCCGGGAAGGTGGCGAGCACGCCGTAGTCGGCGTCGATGATGATGTGACCGGTCGTCGCCAAACCCTCGCATAGCTCGCCGATGTCGTGCGCCGCGACAGCCGTCAGCACCATGCCGCCGACGTGCCGGATGTCTGTCGTCGTGCCGCGGTAGCGATGCGCGGCGTTCATCGGCGGCGACGAGAACGAGCCGGTCACGAACACACCCTCGTACAGCGGCGAGCGCACGTTCGTGAGGACGTCGGCCGCCTCGAACCAGCCGGTCCCGTCGGCCGTGACCCTGACGTCGCGCTGCACGAGCTGCTGCGTCGAGGCCGCCGTGCCGGCGAACGAGACCGTGAGGTAGCGACCCACGCCAGCCTGCGACGTGCTGACCGCCATACCGCCGACGACGAGGAGATCCGCGGTCCCGGCGTTCTCGAAGGCGAAGCCCTTCGACCCGCCGGTGAACCGGATCTCCGTCGTCCCGGAGCCGCCGCCGAGCACCTGGCGCTGGCCAAGCGGCAAGGTCACGTCTCGGTTGAGCAGGCACTTGCCGCGCCCGAAGATGAGGCGACTCGGAGCGGTGGCCGGCATCGCGTTGGCGGCGGTCTGGGTCGCGACCCAGTCGAACTCGTCCGTCAGCGCGACCGCGGCCGGGTAGACGGCCTGTGCCGCCGCGAGGCTGCCGAACCGGCCCGAAAGCGGATGGGACTGCCCATCACAGAACGCGCCGTAATCCATGACGCTCAAGGCGTCGGCCGCGCGGGCTGCGAGCGTGCGCGTCGCGGCACCGGGCGGGGTGACGCTCGTTCCCGACACATCGCTCACGATCCCGCCCGGGTTCGTGAATGGGGTGCGCATCTCCGCGTGAGCGGCGCTGGAGATCAGCGCAGCGCCGAGGGCGAGGACCAGAAATCGCTTCATGGGACGCACCTCAGTCGACGACGGTGACGCGCGCGGTCGCGGTCGTTCCCGCCGCGTCGACGCCGACGATCGCGTAGCCGGAGAACTCGGCTGTCCCGACGCCGGCATAGACGTCGAGGGTGGTGCCATCGAACATGATGACCCTGACGTAGCCGGCGGTGTCGCACGCGATGACGAACCCGCCGCCGCTCGAGACGCGAGTGCCGGGGGTGATGGGGCGAGCGGTCGTTCGCAGGCCGGGGGCTGGCATCGATCAGCCTCCCATCAGCGCAGCGAGGCGCCGCGGGTTCTTGGCCGCATAGGCCTCGAACTCGGCCTCGGACATCTCGGCCAGGCGCTCCAGCCTCATCTCGGCGGCGGGCGCTCCGCCGGCGCCGGAGAGGCTGCGGGCGGCGTTCTGGCCGGCGGCGAGGCGTGCGGCCCGGTCGGTCGCGGACTCGGGCGGCGGCGCGGCGGTGGCGCTCGCGGCGGGCGGCTCGGCCGCCTTCGGGGCGAACCCGCGGAGCTTGGCGAGTTGGAACACGCGCTCGGCCGGCGACACGCCGGAGGCGAGGGAGGCCCGCACCAGGGCGAACTCGTCGGCCTGGATCGTGCGGCTGATCTCCGCCTGCGGCACGCCCGCGTAGGCGAGTTCCTGTGCCCGGCTGTTGATGAGGTGCTGGTAGGCGTCCGCGAAGGAGGGCTCGGCCTGGGCGAACCGGGCGATATCGGCCCGGTAGCTGCCGACCGTGTCGTTGAACTCGCGCTCCTGCCGCTGCGCCTCGGTCATCTGCTGCTGGCCCTGCCGAAGCTCGGCGAGCTGCGCCTCGAGGTGCTTGGCGTAGCCGAAGATGTCCTCCTCCGGGTTCGGAGGCGCGGCCGGCGCCTGAGGCTGACCCGGCTGCGGCTGGACCTGCGGGGCAGCGCGCATGGCCTCGGTGAGGATGCGCATGCGTTCCTCGCCGCGGGTCAGGCGGTCGAGCAGCTGCGCGTTCTGCGTCTGCAGCTCCTTGCGGAGCGAGCGCTCGCGGTGGAACGCGCCGTGCCGCACGAACCGGCCCTTGTTGGCCTCCGGATCGTCCGCGCCCTCGTCCTCGGGATCGACGACCTGATCGGGGGCGACCTCGCCGGGCTGTGCGGCGGCCGCGGGCTGGGCGACCGGTTCGCTCGCGGGCGGCTCGGCCCCGGCGGCGCTACCCGGCTCTTCGCCGCGCTCCATGGCCGCGAAGGCGGCGGCCTCCTCGGGCGTGAAGTCGTCGCCGGTGCTCAGGTCGGTGTTCTCGGGATCCATGGGGGTGCGGTCCTCGTGACGTGATGGGACGGAGCCGGCGTGACGCCGCCGGCGGGCGGAAGGGTCAGGCCGCGGGCGCGAACCCGGGCTGCGCCGGCTGCGGCGGCCCCGCGAGCGCAGTCATCTGTGCGACGGCAGCGTGCGCCGCGTCCTGGTGGGCGAGGGCCTGCTCACGGCCCGCCTTGGCGTTCTTCAGGTTCGCCCCGGCGGTGAGGTCCTGGATCTTCGCGATGGCCGTCTGCATGCCGATCTGGCGCTGCTGCTCGGCCTGCGGGTCAGCGCCCTGGCTCGCCAGCAGGTCGCGCATCTTGGCGACGAAGCTGTCGGGGAACGGCGAGTAGGGCAGGATCTCGATGAGCACCTGCGGGGTGATCAGGTCCTTGATCACCGGGAAGATGCCCGTGAAGGTCTGCCACACGACCTCCTTCTGGTTCGGCGAGGTCGGCGCGTCGTCGATCACCACGTCGTACTCGCCGGCCGTGACGTCGCGCACGAGCGGGATCACGCGTTGGGCGCCGTCGCCGGCAATCCGCACCAGGCGGCCGTCGGAGAGGAAGTTCTGGATGAAGAAGAGCCGCACGCGCCCGATATGCTTGCGGGCCCGCCGGAGCGCGTCGAACAGCGTCGCCAGGATGGTGAGCGCGGCCTGCTTGCGCTGGTACTCCAGCACGCCCGCCTGGTCGTTCGACTTCATGCCGAGCAGCTCGAGGTTCACGCCCGACGAGTCCCTGATGCTGCTGATCGCGAACTCCATGAGCTGGAAGTGGCCGGCCGGGAGTTGTGGGAGCGGCTTCTCCTTGATGGCGCCGGAGCGCAGCGCGCCATCCTCGACCCACGACACGGCGCCAGGCTTCCCGTAGCTCGCCTCGAACTCGGTTTGGTCCGGGACCGCGGCCTTCTCCATCAGCAGCCCGCCCTTGGCCTGCCGGTTCAGCATGTCGAGCGTCTGGCCGAGCCAGGCGTTGGCGAACCGCTGCGGCTCACGCATCGGGCGCACCAGGCCGAACCATCCGCCCACGCGCGGCACGTCGCGGTCGCCGGTCATGAACGCGTACGAGAACCGATCACCGGCCGGTCCGTCGGTCACCTCCAGCACCACGTTGCCGACGAAGGCCCGCCTGTAGACCCGCTTCATGCGGCCGAAGGTCGGCAGGTCCGGCATCCCGAGCACGGCGGCGCGGCGCTGCACCGTCGCCGCGGTCGCCTCGTCCATCTCCTGCATCTGGCCGGTGGCCGGATCGCCGACGAGGACGACGCGCACCCGCTCGAACCACTGCACCTCCACGATGGTGACGCGGCGCGTGCCGTATTCTGCCGAGCGCTCGCGGTCGGAGCGGTGCTCGCCCGGCTGGATCTGCCGGTGGGGCGCCTCGTCCCGGTCCTCGGCCCAGGCCGCATCCAGGTCCTCCGGATCGGCGTCCGGGAACATGGCCTCGGCTTCGGCGAGGTCCATCGTCTTCGCCCGGAAGATCCGGCGGGCGTCGTCGAGGTTGCGCTTCCGCGCGCTCGCGTCCCAGACCATCTCGAGCGGGTCGACCCGGTCCTCGACGTAGGCGCCGTCGGGGTTCACCTCATAGTCGAGCCGCATCTCGACGCAGCCGAGCCCGCAGGTGGCGAGGTCGACGAAGGCGTCGCTCTCCTCGTCTTCGGCCTGCGCCTCCTGGCTGAGGTAGCGGCCGGCCTCGGTCAGCACCTCGTTGAGGGCGGAATCGCCGATCTCCCGGGGGAGGTACTGGATGTCCTGGCGCGAGTTGACCTCGCTGCCCGCCACCGCCTTCAGCACCGGCAGGATGCGGTTGAAGGTGACCGGCGGCCGGCCCTGCTCGCGCAGGATGGCGAGGTCCTGGTCGCTCCACTGGTGGCCGGCGGCGAAATCGTAGTCGAGCCGCGCCTCCTTGCGCCAGCGCGAGGAGGCGTCGCGGTCCGTGCGGTACCAGGCCATGATCTTGCGCAGGAGCGCGTCGCGCTCGAGGCGCGCCGTCTCATCCGCGCCCGGCGCGTCCTGGTCGGTCTCGGTCTCGCTCACGCGGCGGATCCTCGGATGGGGTCAGACGTAGCCCGAGCCGCTCGGCCGGGCCTGCTCGCGGCGGCGGCGCGCATAGCGGTCGTTCGGGGCGTTGGAGGGCACTGCCTCCGGCCGGGGCTCGGCGATGCCGACGGCGAAGTACCGGAAGGCGTCGGCCGCGTGGCTGAAGCCGTCGTGCAGCGGCCGGTTCGAGAACTGGCCGGTGTCAGGGTCGACGTCGTAGCGGTAGTTCCGCAGCGCCTGGATGCCGTCGGCGCAGGCCTCCTCGTCGAACCAGCAGCGGTCGAACAGCTTGCGGGCGGCCTCGATGCCGGCGGCGACGGTCAGCCGCGGCACGATGCGGACCCGGTGCCCGGCGTCCCACATCTGCTGTTCGATGGTCCGGCGGGAGGCCAGGAGCTCGTTCTGCGCGTCGTGCGGCAGCCAGTGCTCCCCGTAGGCGTAGCCCTTGGCCGCCTGCCGCTCCGCGAGCACGCCGAGGTAGTGGCCGAGCGGGTGGCCGCGGTTCTCGTAGAAGTCGATCAGCCGGAACTCGAGCCCGACCATCTGCGCGAACCAGATGGACGTCTTGTCGGCCCGACCGAGGTCCCAGAACGTGTGCACGGGCTTCGAGGCGTCGTGCGGCACCTTCGTGAACCGCCCGGCCTTCGTGGCCGCCAGGATCTCGTTGGCGTAGATCGCGCCGTCCAGCACCACCTTGCAGTGGCCGTCCCAGACCGTCGCGTAGGCGGCCGGGTCTCGGGCGAGGAGGTCCAACGCCTCCTGCTTCAGCACCTCCGGGAACCAGGGATTGTCCCGCCAGCCGATCTTGACCACCACGGCGCCGGTCGGCGGGGTCTTCACGAACCGCCGGTAGGTCTCGTCCTCTTCGAGTTCCGGGTTGAACGAGATCCAGATCTCGGAGCCCGGCTTGCGGATGGTCGGGATCAGCGTGTCCCAACTCGTCTTCGAGACGGTGCGGGCCTCCTCGACCCAGGCCACATCCACGCCCTCGGTCGACTTCACCGAGGCGATGTTGTGCCGGAGGCCCTTGAAGATGAACTCGGTCCCGGTCACGCCAAGGATGCGCTTGTCCTGCACCTCGTACCGGGACGACAGGCCGAGCAGGTCGACCTGCTGCGAGAGCAGCGCGTGCGCCGACTCGGCGATGGAGTTCTGGAACTCGCGACAGCAGAGCACCCGGAGCGGACGCTGGGCGCCCAGGATCAGGAGCGCGCGGGCGAACCCCCACGACTTCGCGCCGCCGCGGCCCCCATACGCGATCTTGTACCGGGCCGGCTCGAACAGGAAGGCGAGCCGCTCCGGGAACTCAACCTGCATCCAAGGTCGGGCGGATGAACTGGACGGTCAGGCCGATCGGGGCGCCGCCGCCCTCGCCATCCTCTCCCTCGCCGGCGAGCGGCTGTGTCGGCTTGCCGTAGCCGCGATCGAGGATCGCCGTGGCGGCGGAGACGCGCGCGGCCGACGGCGCGCCCTCGTCGCGCATGATCGCCACCAGGACGTCGATCGCGTCCTCGGTGCGCTCGCGCGCCAAGTCCCGGACGCGGTGCACGGCCTTCGGCCGACCGCCCGGATTGCCGGACTGCCCAGGTAGGAACGCCATTGTTCGGACCTTGTTCTCAGCGCCCCAGCCGATGCGCGAGCCCGTCGAAGTGCTGGCGCTGGAGCAGCAGGAGGAAGGCAAGGCGCTCGGCCGACATCATCGACCGCAGCCCTGCGAGAGCACCACGCCACGCCGGATCACGCTGACGGGCGAGGCGGGCGGAGGCGCAGGCGGCCGGCCGCGCAGCATGCGCATGAGGAGGGCGAGCATCAGAGGAATCCCTTCCCGGCGTGGTTCTTGAAGGCCTTCGCCCGGCGGTCGTAGGCCTTGAGGGTCTTCACCTCGCGGTGGCGGGTGACATCCATGACCTTCAGGAGGTCGGCGCCCGCCTCGAGGGCCGAGGTGACGAAGCCGGCGCGCAGCGAGTGGCCGGAGAAGGTCGCCGGATCGAGCTTGGCGGCCTCGGCGTAGCGCTTCACGATGTTCGCGACGCTGCGGTCGGTCAGGTCGAAGATGCGGCCGGAGCGGATGCCCGAGGCGGCGAGCCAGTCCTCGAGCGCCTCGACCGGCCGGAGCTTGCCGCCGCGCGGGATGGCGACGGTGTGGCCCTCGCCCTCCTGGTCGGTCTTCGACCGGCGGATGTGGACGAAGATGCCGTCCGGCGTCCGCTCCAGATCCTCGACAACCAGGCCGACGAGTTCGGAGCGGCGCAGGGCCGCCGCGAAGCCGATCAGCAGCAGCGCGCGGTCGCGCTTGCCCTCCCGGGTGTCCGGTACCTTCTTCAGCATGGCGCCGATCGCCCGGGCGGTGGCCGGCGCCTTGCGCTCGACCGCGACGCCGAGGCGGCGGCGGATCCCCTTGAGCACCGCCCGGACCGGTTCGGCGTTGGTCGGCGGCTCGTGGCCGGCGCGGCGGTGCGCGTAGCCGATCGCGGCGGCGCGCCGGGTGATCGTGGAGGCCTTCAGCCCGCGGTCGGCGAGGCTGGCGAGGTAGGCCGCGGCGGTGGCGACCGAGGCCGGCAGAGGGTCGGTGCTCATGCCCCGGCACCAGGCCGCGAAGTCGGCGAAGTCCGAGGCGTAGGCGCGGCGCGTCGCATCGCTCTTTTCGGCGAGCGCGTAGGCCGCTGCGGAGGCGAGATGGTCCTGGAGTTCAACGACTTTCGCCGGTGCGACCGGCACCGGCAGAGAGGTCATCGAGCGTTCCAGGAACGGCGATTATCGGAAACGGGGCAGGGGCCCGATTTCCCATCGAGAACGGCGGTTATGGTGACCTGGGATCAGGCCCGCTTCGCCATCGGCGCGTCGCGCATCACGACCTGGATGGACCGCCGGCCGAGGAAGCGCGGGCCCGGCCGCATCGACAGCGGCGCCGGCGTCCCGATGGCGCGCATCAGGTCGTCGACCAGCCCGTTGATGCGCTGGCAGTGCGCGTCCTTGCTCTCGAGGTAGGCGGCCTGATCACAGAAGCGCTCGCGGCGCCGGAAGGCCCGGACCTCGTCGCGGATCTTGGTGGCGATCGCGTGGGCGCTCATCGGGGACCGATCATGACACAGGTGGCCGGTCGCGTCTTCGCGGAGAACAGCGCTGGGCCGGCAGGGTTCAAGAGGTTGGCTGGAACGGCAGGGCTCGAACCTGCGACCCTCGCCTTAACAGGGCAGTGCTCTACCGACTGAGCTACATTCCACCGGGAGACAGCAAAACGCCCGGGCGCCTTGCGGCTCCGGGCGTGCGTCTCGTGACGATGGCTTTGTGCAGGCTTTTGCCCGTCGGGTCAACGCTCGTGCGACACGCGCCGCCGGTTCGCCGCTACCCGATCCCACCGCGGCCGAGTCGGTTCGGCGAGCCCGGCGGCCTCCTCGTTCATGTGCGCCGCATACCGAGCCTGATCGACGCCCCAGGCGTGACCGTGGCCGGCCGGCACGACGGTGCCGCGGGCATCGGTCTCCTCGCCGGTGTCGGGGGTGCGGAAGAAGCTCTCGATCTCGCGCACGAGGCCGTTGGAGGCGAACGCCTCGTCCAGGCCCTCGAGGAGGATGCGGAAGTGGGCGGCGACCTGGCTGGTGCCGCGCTCGCCGGCCTTGCCGCGGGCCTCGGCCGCCTGCGCGAAGGTCTGGCGATCGGCCAGGACCGACTTCAGGAACCGGGCGCCGACGGTGCCGACAGCCTTCTCGACCCGGCCGAGGAGGGCGCGGACCACCCGGGCGTCCTCGATCGCGTAGATGATGGCGAGCTCGTGCGCGATGGTCTGGTCACGGGACCCGCCGACGTTCCAACCGCCGGAGCCGAGGCGGGCGCCGGTGGCCCGCTCGAACACGGCTTGGACCTGGCGGGCGGTCTCGTACTGGCTGACGCTGATCCGCCCGTGCGAGCGCTCGTCCTCGAGGATGTCGACGCGGCGATTGACGGTGGCGAGCAGGCGCTTGCCGGGCTCGAGCGGATCGTCGATGGCGACGATGGCGGTGGGGATGGCCTGCGGGCGAGCCGGCTGGCCGAGGCCGGCGCCGTGCTGGTAGGCCTCGCGGCGGTCGTAGCGGTCGCCGCGCGGGCCGCGCTGGCGGGTGGATGGGGCGCGCCGGTACGGGACGAGCGGCGGCGTCTTGCGGGTCTCGGACTTCGTCGCAGCGTGAGTCACCAGCTTCGGCCCTTGTGCTTATGTTGTGCACCATCGGTCCGGCTCCGGTTTGGACACTGTCAAGGGCGTTTCGATGGCGTTGCTGCTGGGGCCCAAGGTCAAAACCCAATCAGCTTGACCATGCGAGGATCTGCACTCGCCCCCAAGCGGTTGGCGTTGAGGCGGACGTAGGCCATGAGGGGACGGAGGATGCCGGACGTCGGCTCCACTCCGATTCCTAATAAAGTGTTATTTCATTTATGCTTCTTTCATTAGCATTTGCTTTAGGTGTGAGCAGTCATAATGCCCGTCAGTGTTCGAAGTGGGCCGCACTGAATACAATCATGCGTAGTCGTATGTTGAGGCGCAGTTGTAGAAAGGGTCTAAGCTTCGCGCGCAACGACAGCGGCGTCTTCCTGATCGCCTTCGCGGTCGCCCTGCCGATCCTGCTCGGCTCGGTGAGTGCCGCCGTCGAGTACGGCCGCCTGCTCTACCGCAAGGCGCAGTTGCAGAGCGCCGTCGATGCCGGCGTGCTCGCCGGCGCCAACATGCTCAAG